CTTCGCGGGCAACCTCACCATGAGCAACGCCAGTTTGCAGGGCGTGCTTATTAACCCGTAAGGAGCTGATCCAATGACCAGTGCACAACACCCTATCGGCGGCGAGGTCGGCGTCAGCTTCGACGAGCGGATTGCCGGCACCGGCGCGAGTTCCAACGAGGGCAACCAGTTCGCCCTGGGCACCCTCGTAACGGGCTCGGACGGGACCGAATACATCTACGTCCACGCCGGCGGCGCGATCACCCTCTACGATTGGGTCGCCATCGATGAGAACTACGAAGCGGTCGCGGGTACGACCGCGCTTGCGCAGGCGGGCCATCAGGTCGGCTTTGCGCAAGCGGCCTTCGCCGATGACGAGTTCGGCTGGGTCGCGCTTCGCGGGAAGAATATCCGCTGCCGCGCCGCAGCGGCGTGCGCACCCGATATCGCGCTCTTCACGTCGGCAACCGCGGGCGTGTTGGACGATGACAGCACAACGACCCGTGAGGGCATCAACGGCGTGGTGGCGGTCGCCACGGCGACGGCGACCGGGCCGAACAACGGTCACGTCGAGGTGATCGCGACTTGGCCGAGAGCGACGACTTTCTGATCGGAGGCTTGATGCTTTCCGAGAAAACTCAAGGAGAGGGCGGGGGAGTCAAATCCTCCGCCTTCGACTACTGGCGGTCCGGCCGCGGCCTGGGGAACATTACGCCCGCTGGGAAAACGTGGCCGGAAGGCGACGGGTTTCCAATTTTCCTGACGAACGAGTTCCGCGACCTTCGGGTCGTGGAGTACGGCTGCGGTATCGGCCGGCTGGCGGGCTGCTTCAATCCCGAGATGTATGTCGGGGTCGATATCTGCCCGGATGCTCTTGCCATCGCCCGGCGCGACAATCCGAAACACGTTTTCAAGCTGTTCGACGGCGGGCTGCCGGCGGGCGACGTGCTGCTCTGCCACACAGTGCTGTTGCATGTCCCGGATGACGAGCTGCCGGCGACGCTTGAGCAGTTCCATCACGAGACCATTGTCGTTTCCGAGGTCATGGGCCGCGAGTGGCGCCGGGACGGAAATCCGCCCGTTTACAATAGATTTTCTGACGACTACCGGCACGCCTTTCTGGCGGCGGGATACGAGCTGGCGGAAGTAACGCTGCGGCCGTATCCACACTATCCGAATGTAAATCTGACGATGCTGTACTTCACGCGGGGCGCCGATGATTAACATCGTCGCAGTAGAGCACGGCAATTACTGCGGGCGCGGCCGGGAATATGTTTCGGTCCTGGCAGATATGGTCAAGCGGTCCCTGCACACGCCCTACCGCTTTATTTGCTACACCGACGATCCCGAAGGGCTCGCACCGGGTATCGAGGCGCGCGCCATCCCCGACGGCCTCACCGGGTGGTGGGCCAAGCTTTTCCTGTTCGCACCGGGCCAGTTCCCCGAGGGCGAGCGGGTCATCTACATCGACTTGGACAGCGTCATCCTCGGGGGCATGGAGGAAATCGCCAAGTACAACGGCGAATTCTGCATCCTGCGCGACTTCTACCGGCCGGACGGATACGGCTCCGGCCTGATGGCGTGGCGGTCGGGGTTCGGGGCGCACATCTGGCAAAGCTACGAGGCCGCGGGCTTCCCCGACATCCCCGGCGGCGATCAAGCCTGGATCGAGCGGCACGTTCAGGGCGCCGATCTGTGGCAGGACGTCTTCCCCGGCCGCGTGCGGAGCTACAAATCCGAATGTCGCAACGGCGTGCCCGACGGAACCTGGATCGTTTGCTTTCACGGACAGCCGCGCCCCCACGACTGCAACGATCCCTTTATCGACCAGATTTGGAAGATCGGCGGTGACAAGCTCGCGGAGTTCAATATCCACTGCAACACGGTCGAGCAGGACGTTCTCGACCACGCCCGGCATGCGATATCGCTGGATATCCCCTGGATCGCGCCGGACATGGCCGCGACGCTTGGACGCGCCCCGAGCGAGCACATGGTAGTCGTGGGCGGCGGGCCTTCGCTGGCGGATACCTATCGCAATCTCCGGCGCCGGCAGAAACAGGGTCACCACATTTGGGCGGTGAACGCCGTTCACGACTACCTGATCGAGCGGCATATCGTCCCTGACTGCTGCGCTCTGCTCGACGCGCGAATCCATACCGTCGATTTCGTCAGGAAGCCGCACCCTGACGTGACTTACTTTGTGGGCTCGCAAGTTCATCCCGACGTGTTTAAGGCCCTGGAAGGCTATCGGGTCGTGCTGTGGCACGCCGCGGGCGTCGAGAAGCTGTTGCAGGAGGAAGTCGGCGAATCCCGGATGTGGGTCACGGTCGGCGGCGGGTCGAGCGTTGGGGTGAAATCCCCGATCCTGGGAAATCTGCTCGGCTACCGAAAGTTCGCCCTGTATGGCATGGATTCGTCCTATCGCGACGGCGAAAACCACGCCTACCGCCAAGAAGTAAACGACGGCGAAAGGCTGGTCGAGGTCACGGTTGCGGGCCGCAAGTTCCTCTGCGCCCGCTGGATGGCGGCGCAGGGCGAGGATTTCAAAACCCTGTACCGCGCCCTGGAAGCAAAAGGCTGTGAGGTCACAGCCCACGGCGACGGGCTCATTCCCCACATTTACAGGCGCATGGTCGAAGCCCTGCGCAACGCAGCATAAAGGAGAATCACAGTGTCAGATGTCCAGTTTACCGCGCCGATGCCCTCGGCTTCTACGAAGGTCAATAACGGCCAGCGGGTGCAGCACGGCAGCGACGAAGAGCTGTTCGTGACCTTCTACAAGCATAGTCTGAGCGGCAAGGATCACGTCAAGATCAGGTTCCCCGGCGACAAGCATAGCACTTACGACCAGCCCGTTAAGGACAAAGACAAGCGCCGGTTCGCCCACGCCTGGGACGCCTACGAAAACCAGCTTGAGCGGTTCCCCGGTCAGACGCGATTGGAAGAGGTCGCGTGGGTCGACGAGGCGACGCGGCTGTCGTTGCAGGCGGCCGGCGTGTTCACGGTCGAGCAACTGGCGGCCGTCACCGACGGCAACCTGGAAGGTATCGGCATGGGCGCGCGCGGGCTGCGTGCGAAGGCGCAGCAGGAAGCCGACCGGACAGCCGCGGCAAAGAAGGTCGGGGAAATCGACCAGGAAAAGGCGGCAATGGCCGCGCGGGTGGCAGAGCTGGAAAACAAGCTGCAAGCCCTTACCCGCGGCGTCAGCCAGCGTGACGGCCGCAACGCCAAGCCGAAGAGCCCGGAGGCAGCTTGAGCCTGCTCTCGATAGTCCAGAACGTCGCCGATCTGGTCGGCGTGGCGCGGCCGTCGACCGTCATCGATAACGGCGACCGCACCGCGCGCCAGATGCTCGCCTTGCTCAACCGCGGGGGCCAGAACCTTGCCGGCGTCAAGAACGCATGGGGCGGGGGCTGGCAGGTGCTTGAGCGTGAACACGTCTTCAACACCATCGTCGACCGCGCTTTCTACGAGCTGCCGTCCGACTTCGGCAGCCTGCTCGGTAATACCGTTTGGAACCGGGCGGATTTTGAATCCGTGCGCGGCCCCGGCAGTCCGTCATTATGGCAGGTCCTGAAATCGGGATTGCAAACGTCGCCGCAAATCCAGGAGGTCTATCGCATCCGCCGCATCGACGAGGCGACGTCGCCGGTCCGGCAGATATTCATCGATCCGATCCCGGCCGCCGTCGAGGAACACGTATTCGAGTACGTGTCGACCGCGTGGGTCGGCAATCAGGGCGGGACGGTGTTCAAGGCGGCGTTCACGGCCGATACCGACGTTCCGCTGTTTCCCGAAAACCTTTGCGAGATGGACCTGTCCTGGCGGTTTCGCAAGGCCAAGGGGCTCGACTACGGCGCCGACCTTGCGGAGTTTGAGGTCGAGCGCGACCGCAAGATCGCCGCGGAGACCGGCGCGACCGTCAGCATCGCCCGCAGGCGCTTCCGGTTGCCCGTGCCAAATGTCCCCCAACAAGGGTTTGGCGAATGACCGGTGCTTTTCGCGGCATCCCGTACCAAGAACGACTGTTCATGGCTTTCAAAATGGGCGGGCCGGACGACTGCTGGGAGTGCAACGCGCCGTCGGCAAAGAAGCACTATGGAAGGCTCCGTAAGGACGGCAGCCTCGTCAAGATGCACCACGCCATGTGGGAGCATGCGCACGGGCCGGTCCCTGACCGCCTTCATGTCCTTCATAGCTGCGACAACCGTGCCTGCGTGAACCCGGCCCATCTGTTTCTCGGTACGCACACTGACAACATGCAGGATTGCGAGGCAAAGGGCCGCCGGCCCCACCCCGTGGGCGAAGAGAACCCGGCCGCCAAGCTGACGGCACGCAAGGTGAAGGCCATTCGTCGGCTGCTTGCGAGCGGTGCGACGTGTGCGTTGCTGGCGCGCGAGTATGGCGTAACGGATGTGCTTGTCGGGCACATCAAGCGCCGCCGCATTTGGGCGCACGTCTGATGGGCTATCTCGCTCACGCTATCGGCGTGAAGGGCCGGATGGGCGTTGGGCGTGCCGTCGCTCGCGTGAAAACAATCCAGGCGCCTACGGGCGGCTGGAACGCGCGTGACCCGCTTTCCGCCATGAAGCCGGGGTTCGCGACAATCCTGGAAAACTGGTTTCCCGATACCGGTTTTGTTGCCTTGCGGAAGGGCAACGCAGAGCACGCGCATTCGGTCGGCGCCGGAGCGGTGCCATCTCTGTTCGCTTTCAATTCCGCCGACACCGCCATCCTGCTCGCGAGCGGAGATGGCGATATCTACGACGTGACGTCACCCGGCACGGCGACCAATCTCAACGCCGGCACGGCCTTTGCGTCCGACCAGTGGCAGGGCGTGAATTTCTACAACGTCGCGATTCTCGTGAACGGCGAAGACACGCCGCAATCCTTCGACGGCAGCACGCTCGCCAGCGCAGGCTTCTCGGGTAGCGGTCTGACGACATCGAACCTGATCTACGCCGCGTCCTTCAAGGAACGGCTGTTTCTGGTCGAGAAGGACACGGCGAATGCCTGGTACGGCGGCATCAAGCAGATCACCGGGGCGCTGCTGAAGTTCGACTTGGGGGCCGTACACCCGAGCGGCGGCGCGCTGGTCGCGGTCGGGACCTTCACGCTCGACGGCGGGGCGGGGCCGGACGACTACATAGGCTTCTTTTTCGAGAAGGGCGACATTCTCGTTTACCGCGGCCTCGATCCCGGCGATGCCGATCTGTGGGCCATCGTCGGACGGTTCAAGATCGGCGACCCGGTCGGTCGGCAACCCCTCTTGCAGGTCGGGTCGGACCTGATCGCCATCACTGACGACGGCTACATGCCGGTGGCGCAGTTCATGGCGACCGGCGGGGTAAAGAAGCAGCTCGCGGTCTCCGACAACATCTCGCGTGCGGTTAACGAGGCCGTAAAGCTCTACCGGGCCAATCTCGGCTGGCAACTGGTGCTGCATTCGGACGCGAACATGCTGATCGCGAACGTCCCGCGGGTCTCAGGCGCGCAGTCCGAACAGCACGTCCAGAACACGCTCACGGGGGCGTGGTGCAAGTTCACCGGGCTCAACGCGAATTGCTGGGCTGTCTCCGATCACCGGATTTTCTTCGGCGGGGCAGGGGGTAAGGTCTTTGAATTCAACGTCGGCAATGCCGATGACGGCGCGACGATCCTGTCGGATGCGCAGGGGGCTTATGTCTATTACGGCGGCCAGGAGTCCGAGAAGCACTTCACCATGTTCCGTCCGTATTTGCAGACCGACAACGCGCTCAACGTGCAGATGGGCCTCGGGGTCAACTTCGCGGAGGCGGTCGTGACGGCGGAAGTCTCGCTCCCCGAGGACAGCGGGTCGCAGTTCGACGAGGCCCTGTTCGACGAGGATTTCTTCGGCGGCGGCTTCACCTCGCAGGACGAATGGCAGTCCGCCGGGGAATTCGGCTATGCGGCGGCGGTGCGCCTGAAGACGGCGACGAGGGCTCACGCGGTGCGTTGGTTCGCGACGGGCGTCGTTTGGGAGCAGGGGGGTATTGTGTAGATGAGCCTGCGCCTTGTGCATTCCGAACCGATCGAAGAGCCGCAGGCCGCTGGCCCGAATGCCCCGCGCGTCGTCCTCGGCGACGAAAAGAACGTCGTTCCGTGGGTCGAGCGGCAGCTCGGGTTGCCCGCCGGCTTTTATGTCAGCGCGATTGCGATTGGCGTCGTGCTCGGGGACCGGCCCGTCGCCGGTGTGCTGTTCGTCAATTATGTCCGGCACCGCGAAACTGGGTTGGTCACGGTCGAGGTCGTGATCGCGTCGGCGCACCCGCGCTGGGGCACGCGCGCGGTGCTGCGCTTCCTGTTCCGCTATGCCTTCGTGCACCTCAAGGCAGCACGGCTGCAATCGATCGCGCCGCGCAAGGACAAGCGGGCGCGAAAGCTGAACGAGCGTGTCGGATTCAAGATGGAAGGCGTCGGGCGCCGGGCGCTGAACGGCAAGGATGACGTGGTGGTGTATTCGATGCTGCCGAAGGAATGTAGGTGGCTTGGAGGTGAAAATGGCTAAGAAGCCCGGCAGCAGCAGCGCGCCGGACCCGACGGCTACTGCGCAGGCGCAGGGTCAGGCCAACAAGGAAGCGGTGCGCGAGTCGGCGCTGGTCAATCAGATCAACCAAGTCTCGCCCTTCGGGACCGAGACCTATACCGGCGGCATCGGCTCCCCCGACCGGACGCGCACGACGGCGCTCACGCCGGAAGGGCAGCAGCAGCTTGACTTGCAGAACCAGATTGGCACCGGGCTCCTGGGCATAGGGGCCAGCCCGCTCCTGGGGCAGGTCGAGGGCGCTGTCGGCACGCCGCTGAATTTCGAGGGCTTGCAGGGCGTCTCGGGGGCCGGGGATCTTGAGGGCAACGCCGCGGGCCTGGAACAGGCGACGTTCCAGCGCGGGCAAAACCTCCTTCAGCCGGACATGGACCGC